CTATCCACAGAGTGTTTAGTCCATAGTAGTGCAGACTGTAAGTGTATTAGGCTCTGATCTCTTTCGTGACAAGTCCAGCACTTATCATTAATAAATCTTTCTAGATCTCTGAACTTAGACTCGGCTTCTTTATTAAATTTATCTGATTTGATTTGCATATGAACTTTAGCTTCATTTTCAATCTTCATTTTTTTACCTCATTAGAAGTTGAAGTTAGCTTGTCGTGGTGCTTCCTGTATTTCTTTTTTAAGAGTGCGGCGTTGTTCATCTAAGTTGTCCAGTATTGTTATAGCTTGTTGGGCTGTTATTTTAAACCACTCTCCTAGTCGTTGTCTTCCACCATAAGTCTCTGCGGTCTTGTGTGCCTCACGTTCTGCTTTGTGACGGTCTTCAAAGTAAACAGAATGAACTAACTTATAGTCTCGCATAGGAGAACTTGTCTGGTATCCATTCAGTCGATCTTCTGCATCAATAGCTTTGCCAATCTTTACCCACTCAGGCCATGCGTCATTCACAATTGCATAGACATGCCCTGACTTCTCATTGTCGTACATCGCCTTGGCAAAGATACCAATATCCTTTGGGTTCATCTTGTTAAAAACGAGGAGGCCGATATTACCACCTTGTTGTAAGTAACCGCTAAGTGTTCTGTACTTACGCTTGTAATACACAAGCCCTTCTTCGTTTAGGTGATGATTAACGCCCATCTTGCGCCACGTAAACCCATCCCAACGTTTTCCATCTCCACGAATTGCACCATTCTCTGCCATGCTACGTATCTCTCTATCGTTGTTTCCTTGTATGGCAGTTTATACACTTACCAAGGTGTTGTGGCTATTTTAGAATAGGCCAGAAACAGCAGTTACCACATTGGTAGAAATATCTACAATGGCAACCATTACCCCTAATCCTAATCCTACATAAACTGCGCCGCCTATCATTGCTGTAATCATGTCATATATTCCTTTAAGTTAAGTCTACGATTTCACAGGAATCTCCAGAGCATGCTAGTGTCTGGCTCCCTGCAGTATTGTCTTCCTTTTCGTACTCAGCAAAACTATCCCAGTCAATACTATCAGGCATAATTTCTAACAGCATTTGGTAATCTTTTTTGCTGCAATCCTGATAGGGTGCTTGTTGATAGGTATGCTCGTTGAATGGTAAGAAAGAAACCCCACTCATTTCGTCAAAATGCTCGTACACAAAAGCTCCTACAGAAAGCCATTCGTCTGGGCGTACATTGCAAGTTATGCTTGGTTTGTGTTCACACCAATGTCGTTGATACATTAGCCACATCTTCAGTTGATCTAGCGCAGAAACATCTTGAGTGCATATTGCGCCTGCAGGAGCCATCTGTGGAAAGCTAAACACTACAGTAGTATCAGGCTTCATCACACAAGGCTGGTTTGGTATTTTCTGATCCTTCATAAATTGAGTTAAAGGATCTTTAATGTCACCCCTAACAGTACGAATGTAATAGGGGGAATGACGAGGGTGAATGCCACTGCTAGATGATACCAATTGAGATACCGTTCCTGATGGTTTAACTGTAGTGATAGCAGTAGAAACAGGGATGCCAAGGCGCTCAGACCACTCAGCGTTAGTGAGGACAGCAATAGAACGTAGATGCTCAAGTGTTTTCTCCAATCCTGCGTTTTTGTTTGTAAGTAAAGCGTTGTCCATTATCCCTGTGAGTGACACACCCAACAGGCGTTCTTCTTCTGTATTTCGCACCCACATCTTTCGCAGATAGGGGAACTTAGTGTAGGTAGATTGGATTGTACCCAATATTGTAGCGAAGCGAACTTTTCTTTCAAGATCTGCGATACCATCTGTTGCACGTACTACTACCTCCGTTAGATTACACACTTGGCCTGATCGTAAAATTATCTCGCTACAAGGGTTGCAGCCGAACTCATAGGTTGAATCACGCCGCCCATTCTTAGCCGCTTGCTTCTGTGAAGCTTCTCTGTTGAAGATACCACGCTCACCAGAACCTGACTCAACTAAAGACATCCACTCACGCATGAAAGATACACTATCAGGCTTTTCAGTGTAGCAAACAGAGTTGTTAGCTAACGCCCTTTGAGGCTCATTGGCCCACCACTTGCCAGACTTAGCATGGCGCATCTTATCATCTTCTAAATTACTCAGTGATATCATAGCACTACGGCGAACACCGCCTACGACTACTACTTCACCAATCTTACACATAATGTCATGGCACTCAATAGAAGTTAACTGCCTGCCTTGTGCATTTTTAAAAGATGCAATGGTAAAGTTAAAGAGGTCTATTAGTGGCGCTGGGCCTGATGCCCTACCTCCAAATGTTTTAAGCCTAGCACCTGCAGGGCGAACTCTACTGGTATCCCAAGTAGGGATTTCACCGCTGTACAATAGTGCAATAAGTTGACGTAGTGACTTAGACCAACCTTCTTTGCTATCCTTGACTACAATATTAGTTTCGCTTTCAAATAGCGTAGGTACTTCGGGAAGCTTCTCTGTGTATTGGCGCTCCACACTGAAGCCAACGCCTGTTCCACACATAAGTATGTGCATCGCCTCATCAAATGCCACGATATTATCTACAGCTAAATAAGAGCAGTTGTACATTGAAATATTATCGCGCTCTGCCGCTTTTCCTGCAACCATCAATGAGCGCATACTAGGCATAACTTCTAAACCTAAGATAGCCTGCTCAATATCCTTAATGTAGGAATCGTTGCCAGCTAAGGGGCGTACTACATTATCCATATAACGTGATACTGTTTCAGCCCAAGTTTCCCTGCGCCCTTCTTTGTCTAGCCAACGCGCATAGCGTGACTTGTGTATAAAGGTTTGGTAATCTGTAGGCAGATGGTTATCACCTGCTTTAATTGTTTTTTTCTTATTCATCGGTCATCTCCTGATCCCTGCAATACGCCACGTAATTGTCTATCATTTAATTTCTTTATATTCATTTCTGCTACTGTTTGTAAAGAACCTCCATAAAAGTTTGCAAGAGCAGCAACATAAAATAAAACATCTCCTAGTTCTTTTAAGCTACCTTCCTTGTCAAACAAAGAGTAATCCCTAAGTGACTTCTTTAGTTTTTCTGCCAGTTCCCCTGCCTCTCCTACAAGGCCAAGAGTGTTCTCTATTTGACGGGTGCGCCCTTTTGTAAGGATCTTACCTTCTACCCACTGTGAATAAGCGGCCAGGTCATTCTTAGGTGTGCCATCTTTATTGAACACATCAAAGTAAGCTTTGTCTGATAGCTCTTGTTCATTCATGTATTTCTCTCCTTCACTATTAAGTTAGTCACTGACACATCGTCTATATCATAAACTGTGTCAACTAGCATATCATGTATATCTTCTGAGTGAGATTGTTCATGTGATCCTAGTATGTTATTTTCTTCATACACTTCTAAATTACAGGATATGCTAAAGCTTTTCTTTTTGCTCATCGATGCTTCTCCGCTAAAACTTGGTTCATCTTATTTAAATACCATTCTGCTTTCTGCATATCTTCTGCAGGCTTTTGCTTAAAGCGATACCTGTGCTGGTACTTGATCATATTGCCGTGGCAGTAAGCTATAAACCCTTCGACACCTAAAACCTGTTTAATGTAGTCTATACACTCTATACCACCCATATTGTAGTGGGCTGGTTTATTAACAGGGTCAAACTCAGCCTTTAGGTGCTGTACATTTTCTTTCTTCTTTTTTCGGGTAAACGTAACCAAGTTTTTCATGCGTTGCCTCTTGTTTTAGTAAAGGGGTTAAGTCTAATAAGGTTAGAACCTTCTTCTGTTTCGTAGGCGTTTTTAACTTCTTCTGAAAAAGCTTCTTCCATTAGCTCATCCCTGTAGTCCATTACTTCATCTAATATGTCAGGATTATGATAGCCGTAGTCTAAAAAAGCAGACATAAGAGTTATCACATTTAGCAATTCCATTTTTACTTCTGTGTCTATATCACCTTTTCCTGACATGATTATGTTGGTAGTTATCTCACCAGACCACTTGTCTTCGTCCTCAAGATGTAAAGGCCTAATGATTAATCCTACTTCATCGTCTTTTAAGGTGTAA